CTGATAGACCAGTAATAGTATTGACAATTTTGGTCTGTTTTTCAACTAAAGAGTTATATGATTTAATATAAGATTCAAGGGCCTTTAGATTTGGCTTTCCAGTCTCCGCTTGTCTTAACGCTTCTGCTTCTATGTATGACTTAAGATTAGCAACCTTTGCAGAAATAGCGTTTGATTCCTGTTTGTTAAGGTTAACTACACGTGCAACCATATCGCGAAGTTTTTTAGTTTTCGCAGTTTGTTCGGATAGCGCAAGACTATTTTTATTCGCGACAGCAGCAGCATTTGCCACCGCCATAAGGCTATTAATATCAATTTTACCAACTGGTGTTGTCTCAGCCATTACTCACTCACCTTTAACTCTCCAGCGAATACGCCATAATACATTCTTGAAAACGCCGGATTTGCCAGCATTAATTGATTAGCCAGTGTATTCAATCGGTCAACACTTTCTCTTATAACCCAGTTGGAACTTGATAAACTTGGTTCAGCAGAAACTCTTACTTCTTGTAGATACTTATATTCACTTATATAAGCATTATAGAATTCTTTTGTTTCTTGATAGATAGGAGAATCCTCAAATGCAGGGTCTTTAATAGCCTGTCCAACCTTAGCAATCTTTGCCTGAGAAGAACCAATCTTTACATCTAGAGCAGGGGCCGAGCCACCAAATCTTTCGTTTAGAGCAATTATCTCATCACGATACCAAAAGTCATCAAAACCACGTTCAGCCTGCTCTTCGGTTATTCTAGACTTAGCCATTTGATAAACAAGGTTAGTTGCTTGTGCTTCTAGTTCGGCTGAAGTCAATTGACGACGACGACCTGTAGTTTTCTGCCAGTTGTAATAAGCAGTTGCTGCTTCTCCACCAGGGAAAAAGTATGGAATGATATCTGTGTTTACATCTGAGTATTTGTTTGCAACTTCAGGATGTGAATTAATGAACGACCAGGCATCTCCTGTGCCTCTTACAGCACGAGTCGAAGCACCAATAATGTTTAAGATGTTTTTAATACCAAAGGTATCTGAGAATTCTCCTACGGCAGCCCAGTAATCGCCAGGATGCTTTTGAACTATCTGGTCCCATTGACTATACATTAATGTCTGAGTGCGTAGCATTCCATCTTTATCTTTAGAAAAGATTTCTTGTGAAGGTGTTGCTGGCGCAATTGACTGGAAGAATCCACCAAGGATTCCAGCCCATTTAGACATTGAACGAGCATCATTAAACATTTCATTTCTTGCTGCTTGGTCAGATAGAGGGTCATCACCATAGTCACCAGTTGATGCTAAGTATGAAGCCCAGTCTTTGACATTCTTTTCAGTTGCTGATTCATTACCTAGAAAAGCAAAGAATGATTTATTTAGCCAAGATGGAACTATATAATCAAAAGCATTCTTTGGTTCTCCAAAAGGAAAGATTACTTTGCGAAGAGCATCGTATCCTGGACCAAAAGCCCCGGACTTTCCACTTAATTTAAACAGAAATTGCCCTGTTGGACCAAAGCCAGGAAGAGCAGGATTAACTTGACCCCAAGCCACGTTAAGGGCTTCTACGGGGGCTGTTAGTTGTAGTGCTTGTCCAGCACTTACACTCTTACCAGCAATTGCTCCTATTACAGAACCTGCTAGAGGATATCTAAAGCGTTGCACACCGAATTCATCTGTGTAAAAGAATCCTTGATTCTCATCATACTTAACACCAGTTAAATCGTAGATAGCACTTGTTCCTGGTTGAGTCAAAGCATTGAATGCGCGACCAACTTTGTAGAACTGAACTGGGTTATCCTTGAATAACTTAGACCAAGTTCCCATAGTGTTATATTGTGCTTGAGCGAATGGAAAGATAAGACGTATAGCATTAGCCGCTTGGCTTTGCTTTGTAGCATCATAGAATAAATTCTTTGTATATTCTGATGCTTTCTTAGAAGCAAGAGAATTTATTTCAGTAACAGTCAAATTGCCTTTAGCGGTTTTACCAGCAGCACGGTCTTTAATCTCTTTGTCAATTGCTCTAAGAACCGGATGACGGCGCTTACCAATTTGCTTGCCACCTACAGTCATACCTAATAATGACTTTCTAGCCTCAGGTGCTAGTTCTTTAAGAGCCTTATCGGTTAGGGTAGGAACATAACGACCTACAAAGTCCCAGTAAGCCATACGGTATTCAGGACCAAAGTTAACAACGTTTTCTAGTTTAGTAGCAAAACCGAAGAAGAAGTCAACCGCAGCATCAAGTCCTCTAGTATTTTGTTGTAAGAAACGCTTTTCACGAGCAAAGATTACTTGTGAATTAACTAAACTATCTCTAGAAAATGTTTTGGATAGAACGCTTTTGAAGGCTCTATCTTCATCTGTCATATCAGCAACATTCTTTAATTGCTTATATGCAGGAATCTTTATTCGCTTTCCAGCAATTTCTACTGTATTGCCGGCAAGCAAGGAACGGATATTGAGAGCGTTCTCTCCAGTTCCTGATATGTTATTAATTGCTCTTAATACAGAACTACTATTAAGGTCAAACATATAGTTTCTTAGGTTTCCAGCAATTACATTGGTTGGAGAAACATTATATTTGCCATCTACTTTTTTAGTATCTCTAAGTAACAAGTTGGCAAAATTGTTGCCATCCAGACCCTGACGACCACCACTTACTAACGATTCAATCATTCCTTCGTAGCCTTGGCGTTGATTAATAATATCATCAATTACCTGGTCCCAACTATTTGGGTCCACAGCATTTGCTACAGTTTGAACAAATCTATCTGAGCCAAAGCGAACTAAAGTATTAGATAATCCCTTATAGTAAGCATCATCAGCCGGTGTAATAACTTCATACATCTTGCCGACAAAGCCATAACGAGTATCACCGCTGTTGACCTGACGTGTTAAAAACTCTAAATGTGTTCCAACTGCCTCTGAAAGAGCCTGTTGAACATCTGCATCCTTTGTAATAAATCTATTACCTAGTGCGTCATTCTGATACTTAGCGGTTTTAGAAAGGAACTTTCTCCAAGTATTGCCATTAGGGTCTGCTGCTATCATGGCAATATAACCGAATGGGTGATTAAATAATGAGTCGTGTCCTGAGAATAGTTGACGGAACTGCATTTCTCCAATGTTACGTAGAACGTAAGCACCGCGGAATGCTAATTGAGCAGTTCTCCATCTATCACCAAATTGCTCCGAAAACCCAGAAAGGGCAACTCTAGAACCGTAAAGCGCTTTGTTATCATTATACTTGCTAATAACGCGTTTAATTTCTTTAGTATCCGGAAGTTTAATTACATCGTCTAGAAACTGAAATTCAAACATAGCCTTATCGCCACCGAAGTCTATGAGTTTTCCATCAACTAAAGCAACTTGTGGCAATTCGCCTTTAGCGAATCTTTCAGGATAATACGCTTTAATAATATTATTTTCAAAGCCTTGTATTCTAAATGCTTCTTTTAATTCATCTTGCAGTTTAATGTCATTTGGAGCCATTTGCTTAGCAATAGCAACATGTGTTTTATCTACAATATCAAAGGCAATCTTTGAACGTTCATCATTGGTAGATGTCTTAGCAAGAGTTGTTATAGCATCATCAATGATATCTCTAGGAACTCCTGCAGAAACCATCCAGTTTTCAAAGCCATAGATTAATCTGTCTAAATTGTCCAAAGGAAGAATAGTCTGGCGAACATATGGTGTTCCAATTTGCTTGCTCCAGAACTTATCTATCTTTTCAATTACTTTAATAGCATTAAAGGTCTTGTCCATAGGAAGAACCATTTTAAATAATGGCTTGTTCTTAGCAAGTTCTAAAGCCTGTGCGTTCAAAGTTAGAGAGCGGTATACCTGAGGGTCATTCTCTGGTGAAGCCAAGTGCTTTAAGAATATAGATAATACTTGTTCTGTAGTAGTAGCATCAACAAGTTCTTTAGTCATTTCAACATCTAGTTTGCGACCAAAAAATGCGTGCAATTTAGCAAATTCTGTTTCTTTTGCTACAATTTGGGCAATCTGATTAAAGCGCTTTCCTAGAATGTAAGAAGCAGCCTTCTTTAAGTCTGTTGCTAGTTCTCCACCGAAGCCATTTACCATACCAACTTCTTGGCGAAGGAATTCTCTACGGTATTGGTTCTCGGCAATATCCAAATTCATATCCACATACTTTTGGATACCAATGTTACGTGGGTCACTTACAATCTTAGCAATTAAATCAGGGTCTTGAGAAGCATAGTCACGAAGGATTTCAACTTCCTTCAAGTTTCTTTCAGTATTTTTAGCAGCCTGCTTTGCTTCTTTAACAGATTCAGTTAATTCGTCTACATATGCTCTGTCTCTAGCAATATCTGCTTCAATACGGGCTAAAGTGCTAGGTTTAACTTGAGGCATTGGGTTATCTAGTAGCACATCAGTCAATGAAACTCTGCGTGCTCCAATTTTAGCGCCATCTGTAACAACTACGCCACCTACACCACCGTGAACAGCACGGATATTTGAAAATCCGTCAACTTTCCAAATGTCTTTAATGCCTTCAATTAGTATTAAGGCTACATTCTCGTCTTCAACTGCAGATGCTCTAGCAATTATAGAAGCCAATGATTCAGCAGCATTGCCAAATACCATTGTATCAACTAATTCTTGCTCGCTTTTTCCGACACCCTGTAAAAATTCTGCTAAAGCAGCACGAGTATCTTCTGGAATATTTTTATCTGCTGCTGATTTACTTAGGGAAGTAAACAATTCTGTTCTACGCTCTACTTCGGCAGCACGTGCAGCCAGCCCACCGACACCATAAGTCTTATTCAGGTCAAGGATATTTAGTTCTTGGCTAATTCCGGCTACGAATTCTTGGTCAGCCTGCGCTCCGATATTTAATTGTCCAGGAGTAGGGACTTCATCAAAGTAAATTCCAATAAATACGCCACGAGTATTGTCGTAGTCTGCTGATAATTGCCCAAGTTTTCCTACTAGCGCTTCTTGTCCACCATCATAAATGGTTTCAGTTACAAATTTAGCGACTTCGCCTTTATCAAGAATTGAAGCAATCTGCGCATCTCCAGCAATAGCATCAGAACTTTTAATTCCAAGAGTAAGAAGTTTTCCTAAACGGTTGACTTGTGCTGTGCCTGTAACAAGAGTTGCTTTCTGTAACTTACGTTCTTCTTTAAGATAAGTGTTTTCGGCATTACGCTTGATAACTTTTTCTTCTTTAGTAATAGCCTTCTGAGCACGAAGTTCTTGACGTGTGAGTATCTTGCTTTCTTTTAAAAGAGTATCTTCTTCAGCAGTTAGAACTCTTCCAGCAGCAGCAATAGCGCCTTTACGTTCAGCACCCTGTCTAATAATTTTGCTAACAGAACCTGGTCCTACCCAAGTTAAAGGGTCAAGAGCAAGAGCATTTACTGCGTCAATTACACCTGACATAACTCGGTAAGGAGTAGATTCAGGGTGGACACCTAGACCATTGATAGCAAGACGACCAAGCGTGAATGATTCACCGTTAATACGACCATAGGCACTCATAGCCTTAGCCTGTGCTTTACCAGCCTCAGTTTGAGGATTTACAAAGAATCCAGAACCTGTTCCTTTGCCTTTAAGAATTTGTCCTATTGTTGTAGACTCGGAGTTAAGTCCAAAGAATCCAACGTTTCCAGCAATGTTATCTGCCTGACCTGAGTATAAGTCACGGGCAACCGTAGTAATAACTTCTTTTGGAAGAGCGGTTGCTGCAAATGTATAACGAACAGCACCCTTTAAAAGAGAGTAAATACCATCACCAATATTTTTATTGTTTTTTGCTGCGGATGAAATTGTATTTACATTTGCTAAATCTTGTTTGAGTTGTGCAATGCCGTCGGCAGCGGCTAATCTTTCAATGCCTTTTGAATTTGAATTAAGCCCCATTTTTGCAGCACCGAGCAAATAGTCTTTGCTTTGGTTTGGAAACCTTTGACTTAGTGATGCAAAGTTATCTTGAATCTTTGGGTCAAGATTAAGAATAGCATTGTCAATTGCTCTAGCATTTGCTTTTGCAATTACGTCTACATCCCATAAACCGCTAAATTGATATTGTTTACCAGCCTCGTAAAGACTGTTCTTTAGATTGGGGTTCTGAGCCATTAAACCCCTTCTTCATCAAACGCTTCAACTACTCGTCTCCATATAGGAGTTGGATTGGTTGCGTAAATAGCACGGGCAAGAACGGATAGTTCATTAGGACCTGCTATTGGTGTATTCAATTCGTTAGGTTGACGACCAGGTGTAAGTCCTGGAGCACCATCAGTCTCTGGAAGATTAGGGTCTCCTGGACCAAAAACATCAATAGGAGGACCTGGATTTCTAGCAACTGTAGGAGTAGGTGCAGCACCCATTGTTGGAGTAGGAACATTTGTAGATGCGCCTTGAGCCAAAGAAGTTAAGTTGCTTCTTTCTTCGTAAGCACCGCCAACTGAGTTTTGAATCTTTGCTTCACGTTGAATCTTTGCTACACGTTCAGAAATGTTATTATCGGTTCTCTTGGAATCAGCGCCAACACCAGAAACTACTTCAGCCATTAGTCCTCATCCTCATCCATATATTTTGATATTTCATTTGTTGAAGGAATTCTCCACTCAACCCAGTCAGGGTAAGATTCCTTGTCCATCATAATTGTCATTGCTACATCTGCTTTAAAGCCAGCCTTAAGCAAGGAGTTGTAATATTCATTTAGCCAAATACAATACATCTCAAGACGATTGTATGAATTACTCTCTACTGTATCGCTAGGAGCAATTTTCTTTTTCCTAGGCGTAGCCACTTTATCCCTGCAATCCAGCAAGAATTGTTGCTAAGTCAGGAGCGCCACCCTGAGGTGGTTGTCCTGGTTGTTGAGGGGCTCCGACGGGAGGTTGTCCAGGAGCGACTGGGGACTGGGGAGCCTGCTCAACTGGAGCCTGTTGGCCCATCGGAGCCGTCTCTGGCTGCATCTGTGCAGGTGCTTGCGCCGGTGGCGTAAACACTGCAAGAGCAGCAGCCTCTATGCTGTCCCCGTTGCGACGACGTTCAATAACATCAGCAATATTTTTTATTAGATTTGATGGGTCTTGCCCCTGCGCTGCCATAGCGGGTATGGCTTGTGCGCTTGCTGTGATTGCTGCTGTGAGATTATCTCGCATTTTTTCTATTTCGATTCGTTGCTCTTCCAATGTAACGTTTACGTTCCATGGTAGTTCGCGGCGAATGAAATCCTTTGACACTAAATCAGCACCAAGTGCTTGTAGTGAAAAGATTAGGGCTCTTGATGGGTCGAGTCCAGCCATAAGACCATAACGAACTTCAATTGAGAAGTCGTTCTTGATGTCTTTGCTTGGCTTATACTTAAGTTCATATGGCATACCTTGTGCAACGCCACGAACTGTTTTTTCTTCGTCGAAGAGAATCTGGTCAAGTTCAAAGCAACCACTGATAACTTCTTCAAGTGTTTCTGCTAGAACTGTTTGACCAGCCTTGATTTGTGAGTCGAAGCCACCAAGCAGCGCTTGGACACCTTGACCGGTAATAATGTTAGCGTTGATGTTTCCAGTTCTACCCTCAGGGTAGCGAGCACCAATACGAAGTTCTGATTCAAGTGTTGCTTGTTCTTGGAACGCTGCTGCAGGAACATCTAGTCTTACGCGACCTACACCTTGTGGTGAGTCAGTTCTGATAATAGCATCAGGACCCATAGGCATATCAATAACATCGGTAGGCATAGTCATAGGAGCCTGGATAGACTTCTCTGCTGCTTCCATTGCTAGGTTAGCAAAACGAGCACGTGCTAGTTGAACGCCGACTACATCATCAAACTGTCCACGTGGTTCATCATCAATTCCAGGACGACGGGCAATGTAAACCATCATCTTGCCTAGAGGATTCTTAGCCTGTGATAGAACTAAGTTCTGACGCTCAGGAATGTAAAGAACAATAGTGTTCTTATCCATGTAGCGAATCATCTCAACAGGAGTTGCTGTGTTGCCGTTCCAACCTGAAGGACCTAGTAGTTGACTAGCGTGCTCAGGATAATCATTTGCTAGTTCGCCTATTGTCTTGTTGTAACGCTTTGAGTAGGAGATGCAACGACCAAATCTATCAAACTCAGGGTAAGCACCAATAGGGTCTTCTACACGGATACGTGGAAGATTATTCTCAAAGTCTGCTTCAATGATTAGGGGAAGGAAACCATATGTGAAATACCAGTCTGCTCCCCAATACATCTGAGATTGAAGACGTGAAGTATAAACATAGTTGTTAGCAAGCATACCGCGCTTATCAGCAAAGGCACGCGCTCTATCATTGTTAATATTAGTTGTTGAGCAGTTAAAAGATGGAAGTGGTGCTAGAACTTCAGCAAGGTCGCGTGCTGCAACATCGATAAAGTTTGCAACCATTGAGGAATCTGTGCCTGATGGAAATAGGTCAGGAAAAGTAGTGACCATATTTCCTTTACGGATGGCAAGCATAACTTCCATTCGTGCATCACGAACAGCGTGCCTGTCCTTAAGGACCTGCACCTTACGTGCTATGCTGTCAATATCTAAAGCCATTGGATTCCTAACGGTTGATAAAAATTATTGTAATTAGCGCCAGTCAAATTTAGACGAGCCAAAACGTCTTTCTGCTTCAATTGCACGTTCTTGTGCAGCACTTAATTTTTTACTTTTAGCGCTAGTTGTTCTTACAGCCACAGTTTTTTTAGCATCTTTAACTAAGGAATTTATTGAAGTCTTACGAACAGATGTAGCAGGAGGAATACCTTTACCGCTCCAATCCTTAGGAGATGGAGCAATTTTTTTAACACTATTCTTTTGAATTATTCTAGTTTTTTGAGTAGTAGGTGATTCTGTCTTAATAACCTTTGCTGCAGCATTAGTGTTCTTGCGAACTCTTGCTGCTGATGTTATAGTCTTTTTTGCTGTATTGGTCGCTAACTTCTTAGCAACTAATCTGGCAGCGGCTGCTGCGGCTGCTCCTACTAATGGTCCTGGCATAATATTTTCCTATTCTTGATATTCCATCTCGTAGTCATTAAGGTTAATGGACCCGCGATACTGTAATTGTCTTGGTGTAGCCCACTTGTTTGACAGGTGAGTTTGATTCATCTTGCTATTGTTTACTATCTCGCGTGCTCTTAGTTCGCAGAACCATAGAGCCATTACGCAGTCAGTCTTACCCTTAGTGTCAGGTCTCCAAGTAATCAATTGCTGGATTAGAGCCTTGATTCCTTCTGAGCCATCTTGAGAAGGTAATTCTATTAAGTTATCATCTTGGTGGGTATTGTTACGAGCAGTCCCGAATAGTCCAGACATCGCTGCCACACCAAAACCAGTATCCCATTTATTCTTGCCAGTGAACTGACTAGAGAAGCGAATACCATTTGAAGCGAGGAAAGTTCTTAAGATATCATCAAGGGCATAAGCCTTCTGATGAGCGTTAGTTTCAATTCTAAGTTCATTAGGTCGATACTTCCTAGCCCAGTCTTCAATCAAGTGTTGAATCTTCTGAGGCGTAGGGTCTTTCATATTCTCAACGTCAAGGATGTAACGCTTACGAGTAATTCTATCTACAGTCATAATCACTGCTGCAGTATTACCTGTCATAGCAGGGTCTAGACCCATGATGGTGTAGCCTGAGCGAACTTCATCAGGATGACCAGGAGCACCTGGCTTTAATGGACCACGCTTTCGCATACCATTAATGGAGCCTTGCACACATAGAGGTGAGAAGATAGAATCTTCCTGCACATCTTGTTGCTGATAAACTAGCGCCCAAGCAGAGGCAGAGACTTCAGAGCGTCTGCGAAAGAGGGCGGGACCATCCCACTTGGGGTAGAGTCCATTCTCATCTGGCTGAATTTCATCTTCGTTGCCCTCCCAAGGTATATGGGACTTAGGCCATAGAGTAACCCAGTCTTCAGGCTTCTCATAAATTTCTAATACTGCTGGCATCAGCATGTATGTAAAGGGAGTCTTACCAGAAGACCAGTGCTCAGGTTGACGTAGTTCTCGGTAGAGGTCATTAGCAGCAATACGAGTCCCCACAATAAGCAACTTACCAGCATCACCCAGACGAGTGATAACATCTCGCTGGAGCCATAGGAGTTGCTTCTCCCATTCATGAGCGTTGGAGGTAGTCACAACGTCATCAAGGATAATCAAGTCTGAACGAGCACCGGTGATTTGACCACCGATACCTAGGGCTTGGACCGTAGGGTCCTTTTCAGTAGAGTCGCGAGAGATGTAGATTCTCTCAGCCTTCCAAGAGTCAGCGTCTTCCTTCCAGCCACCGGCGGAGCCATAGACAGCCTGCATCTTAGCCCAGCGTTCGTGACTCAGGCGTTGCTTGATGGAGTAGAGATACTCCTTGGCACGCTCTTGAGTTTTAGAGACAATAGTAATTTTGACATTGGGATTCATGGCAATCCGATAGACGCAATAGTTCACAGTGATAACTGTAGACTTAGCGTGCTCAGGAGGCACATTGACTAGGAGGCGTTTAGAAGAAGCCTTCTCATAGACCATAGAGTCGTGGAGCCAAGATGGCTCGTTGCCCTCAAGGATGTCAATCCAGTTCTGGTGATGAGGGAAGATAGGTGAGTCTAGGAACTCCTTGGAGAACTCAGCAAAGCCAATCTTATACTTGGCATCACCTGTGACCATATCCATAACTTGGTTGCCAGTCTCTTTGGCCTTCTCAAGTTCCTTGATGAATTTTAGGTCTTTCTTCCAGTCCTTCATTACATCAGGCTTTCTGTCAGCCTTGATAATGGCATCTTGGATAGATAATCCTTGGGCAACAAAGGACAGAACTTTAGCCTTTGCTTCCCTTAGCGCAATAACACTGTGGTGTTCAACACCCGCTTTAGCACCCATATAAAACCACCCCGTTTATCCCCCTTCGTTCGGCGCTCTCTAGAGCGCCTCACTACCCCCTCGAGGCAAGCCATTAAGGCTTGCTACTAGCCAGGTAAAACTCACTAGGGACTTCCGTTCGTTTTACACTACATATATACTAACCCGTTCAAATAGGGTAAAGCGAACGCTATAACCTGAAACTTATACATTTATACCCGGAAATGTCTAGTTATATGGCAAAAGGATGGTAAAAAAATATAAAGTGATAGTGGTATATAGGGGGTTGTTAGAAAAATAAGCACCGGGGTCGCGCTTTTTGCGACCACCGGTTCATTTTTCAGCCACGCCTGCAGGGCGTCGGGTCCGGGCAGAGCCCGGCGCGCACACGCGGAAACCCGCCACGCGTAGGTTCACGCGTAACGGGCTCCGGTTTGTGTCGGGTGACTACTTGCCCGCGTTTATCGCTTGAACGAGTAGCGCGAGAATTTCATCCGCGATTACTGGTGCTGGCGCGTTTTTCTTTGCGCGTGGCTTTGGTGTGGTGATGGCTTTCGCTTCTGGTGAATCCGCATCGAACCATTTTTCGCGTGTGGCTTTTGGTGCTTTTGGTGCTTGTGTGGTGCTGGCTTTTGGTGCTTGTTCCTTCGCGATTTCTGAGCCGATTAGAAGGAAAGAGCCGAGTGCTATGAGCATTCCTGAATCTTGGCTCTCTGAATCAACTTTGTCAGATAGCGCGAGAAGTGATGATGATGCCATGCGGAGACGTGCTGAGGGTGTTCCGTCTTTTGTGAGTGCTGACTCTAGGCGGTTCACGAGTGATTTAGCGGTATCTGACTCGAATGGGAATAGAGCCACGATATTTGCGATTTCGTTCTTGTTCATTTTTAGACCTTTCGTTTGAGTGGAGGAATTTCCACTAAGAAAATCCTACCATGACCAAAAGGGAAAGTGTCAAATTAGCCTATTTTGAGCGTAAAAGTCGGGAGTGTTGGGGCATCTTTTGGGGTTTGTGTTGGGGAACTTTTGCCATGAAGGGGAATCGAAACGTGCGAAAACCTGCCCGTTCGGGGCATATACGAACACACGTGTAGAACTTAGATTGCTGTCCGGCCATGCGTGCGCGGATCCATTTTTATCCACAACTTTATCCACAATTTACGCGGATCCACGCGACCCAGGGTAGAAAAAAAATTCCAGGCCCAGGCAAGCACACGCACGCACGCACGATACGCACGCACACGCGTGAGATACATCGCTGTCCTGACCGGCACGCACACACGTGTATGCTCGAGCGCACACCCTGACGCACACGCGTGGCATACATGGCTGTCATACGAACGAACTAACCAACGAACCTATTACCCACGCACCCACGTATTTTCTTTTCTTCTGCTAAGGGCTTTTTAAGGTCAATTTGAGTTCAAAATTGGACTATGGTAGGGTTCTCCTTGACCTCAAAAGAGGTTGCTCTCCTGAGTGTGTGTTAAGACCTTTCTAGACACTCAGGGGAGTTTTTCATTTCTACGGAAGGAAGTATCTATCGTGATGTTCTATAACGGGTTCAATCTCCTGATTGACTTGATTCTAGCACTCGTAGTAGGTTACTCAGCGTATCAGATGGGTAATCGTGATGGTTGGCAGGAAGCACGCGAGTTCCACAAGATTGTGGCTCGTTCACTCACACGGAAGGCAGGATAATGACAGATAACGCAACGCCACAAGAATCCTTGTGGATTCCAGACGGGCTAGATGCTCGTGTGGAAGTAATGAAGGCACGCATCACAGCAGAGGGCGCGGAATACATGGATAACCTTGTAGCCGTAGCCTATGCTCGCATCACCTTCTACAATCACCCACACGGAGAGTGGAATACCTGCTCATCGTGTAGCACTTATGGTCGTGTGTATTACTACACACAAGACCGGCGTATCGAGACAGACATCCACGCAGAAGCGTGGGAGCAGAATCTAGACTACAAGTTCTGCTACAACTGCGTGGTTCGCAAGGCTCAGATGCGTTCATGTCAGCGTGATGAGGTTAGCCAATTCATGTATAACAACGCAGAATACGCATCATCATTCACCTCATACAAGATGTTCACTAGCGAGGATATGCCACTCGCCACGCAACCTGAACCACTCATGTGTTACTGCGGTGATTACATACACGCCGACCACGAGAGGCAAGCCAAAGATATTTTTGGCGAGACGATAGTCGCACACGCCAGATGTATCATGCGTTGCGAAGTGTGTGAAGGCAACTTCCAATGGGCAGGTGAGGGTCGCGTAACCTTTCGCCAAATCGAAAGACAAGCGCATTGTAACACTTGCGCTGAAGTGAAGTTGCTAGACGAGGAATACGCAGATTGCGAGAGATGTAACGAGTATTACCACGTAGATAGTCTGACTTACTCAGATGCTCGTGAACGTAATCTGTGTGATTACTGCTATCGTCAGCCTATCGAGTGTCCTGAGTGCGATTATCATTACGCAGAAGGCAACGACCACGAGTGCTATCGCAACGATGGCGAGACTATCTACTCATATACATACAAGCCTAGAGCGCAATTCTTTGGGGCTGGTAAGTATCACTTAGGCTTCGAGTTAGAAGTCGAGGAATCAGACGGGAACGATGCGGATAACAACTACATCGCCTCACTCATCGAGGGCAAGTTACGTGAGCGTGTGTATATGAAGTATGACGGCTCGCTTGAGGCTGGCTTCGAGGTAGTTACACACCCTCACACACTAGAGGAATACCACACCAATTTCGATTGGTCATTCCTTAGCACACTCGTATCCGGTAACTTCGTATCGTGGAACAATAGCAACTGTGGCTTCCACGTTCACATATCACGCAAGGCTTTCGATGCGCCTTCGGGATACCAAGCAGAAGTATCACACAAGATGCGCTTCACCAAGTTCATCTACGATAACCAATACCAAGTAGAGCGTATCGCAGGTCGCAAGGCTAACGATTACGCTTCATTCGGAGACAAGGGTCAGATACTCAGGAAGGTATTACACAACGACCAACGTAACGGGCGTTACGAGGTAGTCAATGTGTATAACGACCACACTTACGAGATACGGATATTCAAGGGTTCGCTACGCAAGGCACGCTTGCTATCCAATATCGAGTTCGTTCACGCTGTTTGTGAATACACACGCAACATGAAAATAGTCGCTAAGCACACGCCATTTGCTTGGTCAAGGTTCGTGAAGTTCGTAACGGATAATGAGATTCAGTATCCGAATTTAATGCTAATCATAGACGAAGCGTTCGCATCAGAGCGCATTAGAAGCGAGGTATAAGTTATGTGTATGTTATGTGTAATCCCACCGCAAGTCCTACCTTCTCGTGAGAAGTTAGAAAACTCTGCGCTTAATAATCCTGACGGCTTCGGGTTTGCGATAGCAATTCCGAGTGAGAACAGGATACACGTTGAGCGCACCATGAGCGCAGACGATAGCATCAACGCTTTCCTAGCGATGCGTGCTAAGTATCCAGAAGGTTACGCCATATGGCACGCAAGATACGCCACTCATGGTTCGACTACCTTAGATAACTGCCACCCGTTCTATGTAGGTTCAGACGGACTTACTGTGTTAGCACACAACGGCGTGCTACCTACCGAGGAACTCAAGGGTGACTTACGTAGCGACACACGTATCTTTGCGGAAGATATTCTCGCAAGAATCGGCGGTGTTACTGCGTTAGATAATCCTCAGATATACAACATGCTTGAGGACTTCTCTACGGGTTCTAAGATAGCGGTTCTCACAGTAGACCCGCGTGCCAAGTATGACCTGTATCTACTACACGAAAACAAGGGTAACGTAGATGATACCGGTGTGTGGTGGTCGAATGATTCATGCGACCTTAACTACTACGCTAAGCCTGCGCCTATGAAATACAACGGCTACTACGATAGCGAATGGGGCAACTCCGCGTGGGGTATGGATTCATACACACCGAGTAGTTCCAAAAGTCCCACGCAAGTGTATGACGATAGCAAATACCAATGCGACATGTGTATGGCTGTATTAGATGCTGACGAGTTAGAAAATACACAGTATATCTGTGTGTTCTGCGAGTCATGCCAACTATGCTCGATGAACGTAGAAGCGTGTATGTGCTACAAGAAGCCTAAGGGTAGCAAGTTACACGAGCCTAAGGAAACTATCATGGTAGATGATTTTCCAAAAGGCATGTATGAATACACAAGAAGCGTTCCCGAAAGTGAGCGTGAGTTTAGTATCCAATGGAGTAGCGAACAGCGTAAGTGGCTACTCTTAGACGGCAACTCGCAGGAGATACCTGAGAGCGTGTGGAAAAAGGCGGTGAAGTAATGGGAGTGCCTACGCAGTATTACTACGGCAAGCGTGCCGACATGTTCGAGGCTGACGCTCAGCGTGCGTTAGCCAACGATGAGAAGGAGAAGGCGAGTGCGCTAATCAAGCGCGCTCACTACTATCGCAACCTTGCGGGTCAATTCATATACGATAACGAGGGGGAATAATGGCTACGCTAACTATGCGTTACGAGATTGAAGTAATCGCTCATTACACGAGTGAGGAGATAGAAGCCACGCGTGCCTCAGAAGCAAGAGAGGAAGCGATTAAGATGTTCTATGACGAATCGCATAGGGCTTCTATCGAGGACACACGCATCACCGACCAATGGCTGGTATGTGATGATTGCAACGAGGAGCGTGTCGAAGATGACCATGAGTGCGAGGATTCCGATGATGTCGCAAACTACTACTAAGTGTGTGGAAACACGCTGTCATGCGTGCGACACACCTATCTGGGTTCCGCTATACGATTATAGCGAAGTCCGAAATTACTGTTACACTTGCGCTATGAGTAGACTAGGAGAAATACCGGATGACGCACGATATACGGGAAAGAAAATATGAGTGGGATACTCTCGAGTGGAGATACATTGACGGAACCGATACACGGGTTGCCGATATATCATTACTCGCAGGAGAATATCTATTCATCGAACTCGGGTGGGAAATCGAAGGTCCGGTGCGTGCTATCATCACATATCGAGAAAACGATAAACACACACGCGTCAAATATAGACCCCTGCCAAGCGGAGAGTTTGACCTTGATAACGCGCTTGAGTATCCGTGTAAGTCTTGTGGTGCGAAACGAAACAAGCCATGCACCGGAGATAACGCGCTCTGTGTATTCAGAGTATTCCTGCTAAGCGGTGGGGTGCTATGAGTAACTTGCCTAAGTTCACACAAGTTCCTGCGTGTGCTGGTAGCCTGACTCCTGAGGATTGGTTTCCTGAGGAGTTAGGCACTAAGGCATACATCAAATACAACTACTCGTATACGCAAGAAGGTTTGCGTGCTAGGGGTGTATGCTTGAACTGTGATGCGTATGAAGAATGTTTTGATTACGCAATACAATTTGATAACTTACAAGGGATATGGGCATCACACGATAGGTATGAACGCGCTGAGATTCAGCGTAATCTGAATATGACTAACTTACAATCCGTGTATGTTAGCGACCTACGTGCGGAAGCCATACTGAATCAAGGAGATACGTATGAGTGATAGTTACTTCAGCGAGTATGACGAGCCTGACGATGAGTTCAAGGATTACGAGTTCCTTGAGCCTAGCGTGGGTGAGATTCTCAAGATAGTTATATGGTCAGGCATAGCCGTATTGTTTATTGTGTGTGCCTTGATTAACCTGATATAAAATACAAACCCTCACGCGTTAATCGCGTGGGGGTTTTTTTATGCCTTCACCGACCCGATGCTGGCAATAGCAATCAGGATACTCACACGCGTTATGCCTCTCTAGTGCTAACTGCGTGTGTCCGTATGAGTTCATAGTTCCACCCTCTAGGCAAGGTTTACATATCACGCGTTCTCTGCTCCTCTACTAGGTGTATACACGGGAGCCTTCTTCACGCGCTCACGCGCACGACGCGTGGCACGCGAGCCAGAAGTTTGTGTTGGAGCAGTTGATACATCGCTGTCAACCGGCTTTACGAGTGGAGATTCTGCCACTTCATTCATAAAAATAAATGCTGCTTGTAAAATCCTGTGTGTTTCTTCTGAAAGAAACCCGATAACCATTAGCCCGTGTGCCAACGCACTTACGAATTCTATATCTTGCTGTGCCACCCACGCTTCATCATCTAACTTGTTACGCAGGATTAAAAGATGCTTCTCTAAATCCTCACTCGCTATCAAGGAATTGTTCATCTGAGGTTCGCTCAACGTCGTTCTCCTGTCCTGTGTAGTCCCGTTCTCTGCGTGGTCTTTCCCCGCCAAGTATATTCAATAGGTTATTCAATGCTCTGTTCTTACGCATACGCACAGCATCTTGTGAGATATCCATTTCGACTGATACCGCAGCACTATCCATGCCTAAACCATAGCATAGATTGATAATCCAATACTGTTCTTTCACGAGTTTTCCGAGTGCCTTCTCAACGTCAGCACACATAGCAAACCAGTTATTGCCCTCTGAGGCAACCTTCTTCGTATTAGTAAAACTCAAGTTATCAGTAGAAGGTGCGTTCCTATCACCAGTCAACACGGCAGGAAGGATTGCTTCTAACAATTCCTTATCGTAATAATAGTTATCCTCTACACGATAGCCAAGTGTGGCTGCCTTCTCCTTCTGGCAATAATCTTTAGAAGCATTACGCAATGAACGAGCAACAAGTTTAGTTGCCTGTTTATGATTGAGTGTATCTTCCCAATGCTTTACTTTGTTAGGATGTGTGAGAAACCATATCCAAAGTTCCTGACGCAAGTCAGAAGCCTCAACCATTTTATACTTACGAGCAAACTCGCTAGCAATGGCTGATACTAGATTCTCATACGCTTCAATTACCATCGCCAGGTTTTGCCTTCCACGGTAAATGAATTGTTTACGATAGGCACGAGCGACGGGTATACATTGCTGCCATCCACTTTAAGTATGCCAAAGCCTTGTTGCCAAGTAAACAATCCAGCCTTGATATATTTTGCGTTACGATAATCCATGAGGTTTCCAAGTTCCATACCCCAAATAGTCTTAGGCTTACCACCACGATATGTTTGAGTCTGATGAGTTAAGCCCATGCGATGCGTATGCCCACAGACTACTGACATACCTGAGCGCTTCGCTAAGCCCAATGCAGTAGCGCCGGCAGTAGGTTGAACGTTGCCTTCATCTCCGTGCATTAGAAGCCAACCTGGGGCTAATTGATATGGGTCTGTGTGGTATTCAATCTCAAGTTCTTTAAGCCCTAAGAAGTTTTCTAGTTGCAGTTCAGGTAATCCAAGTAATCCCGGAGCACGCATAGCAACAGTATTAAATAAGCGGTCAGTATGATTACTGCGAACCATATGTTCAACAGTTAAGTCATATAGAACCTGACGAGTTAAGTCTCGGTCACGCCCAATAGAGCGTTCAAACTCTAACTCTGTTCCCTTACTCCATTTCGAGATTGTCTGCATATCCATTTCATCACCACAAGATACGACAGTATCTGGTTGGTAAGCCTTAATAAATTTAGCCACAGCCTTCGTGGCTTCTACATCGTGGTAAGGCACCTGCAAGTCAGAAATACAGACGATGGTTTTCATTATTTGGCTCTTCTCTTATTCTCTAAGCCTACATTTTTTTTCTTGGATAGGACTCTTAGGTTAGATATTTTATCATTACCTTTGCGACCACCATTGTCTTTGTGGTCTACTTCTTGGTCACGTTTTAGTTTTTTGCCCGTTGCTTTTTTGTAGTCCAACCGAGCCTTATTAGTAGAAGTAGTAACAGTAGTGCCATCTTTTTTCTTGCGCTTGATGACATATATTTTCCTACCGCCATTCTGTTCACTCCCTTTGTATGGTCCGAATATTTTCATTGGTTACTCCATTGTCCTCGTAGCACCATAAGCGCTATGATTGCGTAATTCGCTAAGTCCTTAAAGGAATCCTCAAGTGATTCATTCTCTGGCTTAGCACCCGAATCAACTAGGTTATTGATGCGAGCAGTCTTGTCGTGTATGCGAACTCTTAGTCCATTGAGAGCACCGCCAGGTGCATCTGCAATATTCTTTGGACCATAGTCCTTGTGTTTCTTTAGTAGTAGTTCTGCCAGTTCGTCAGTTAATTCCCATAGTGCTAACTCGAACTTTGAGGGTTCGGTATCACTTAACTTATTAACTGGCAAAGGTAGGTAAGGTTTTGTTTCCTTAGGAGGAACGGCTTTTCTCATACGTTCTCTGTCTTTTTTTAACCAGTCAGCCATATCTTTATCGTGATTCATTTTCATCCTTTAGCATTTCCTCTAGTTCCTTTATAACTGAATCAATATTGCTACGAACAATATTCTCGTTGATAAACTTATTAAATGTATCGTTGCCCTCAGATGAATTAATAAAGGCAAGGGCTACTGCCTGAGTTAAATCTTTAATGTGGTCTATATCACCATCGTCAGCCAGTTCATCAACAGCCTGCAAGAATTGGAATAAGTCAAATGAATATCTGCGTGACAACTTTACGCTCCAGAAGAAATCTGTTTCGCAATGTGAAAGCAAGTCAAATACATCAGGGCTTTTATAATCGCAGTCCTCGCAACTAAATACGCCATCTTCGTCAGGCATTAGCATTATCTCGAACTCTCAATCTTTTGAGTGAAGAACTCAGCACCTCGTTTGATGTATATGGAGTTAACATCTTCGCCATCTGGCATCTGAATTGTAACAACATTTCCGAGTTCCCGTGTGAGAGATTTGGAGAATTCGTGTCCTGCTTGGTCGCCATCGGCAAACATAAAGACTTTATCAAAGTCGGCTAGGAGTTTGGTGTAATGCTTTTTCCAGTTGTTGACTCCAGGAACACCAACCGACGGGAGATTACAACCAAAATCCAACGTAATCGTGTCAATCTCACCCTCACAAATACATATGTAATCACTCGCCCTGAAAAAAGCGCGGGTATTGTATAGGTGTGTGTTTGCACCAACCAACCCCATATACTTCGGTTCTGACGCATCCATTGCCCGGAACCTAATGTCAACCACACCTGTGCGTGTGACGTAAGGGATTGATAAGCGATTCTCATATTGTTCGTGTCCTGTCATTGGGTCAAGAACCACGCCTAATCCGACCTTCCGAGCCGTCTCCAGACTGATTCCGCGTTCTTCTAGGTATTCCGACGCTTCCTCTATGGCTGTTGCGTAATACTTTGCGGCTTTGCCCAGAGATTCTTTCTGCGAACTTGACTGCTTCATTAAAGTCCAACCTTTCCGTGTCCATAATAATTTTATATGTATTGCCTTTTACCTGACAAGCAAAGCAAGCAAATACATTTTCACTTGTATTCACAGTTGCTGACTTGTGAGTATCGTCGTGGAAGGGGCAGCGTATGCTGCTCCAACCACTACGAATAGGAACTTTCGCTCCATAATGTTCAAGTATAGGCGCAATATCAATTACACTTGCACGCGGTGATTCTTTGAATCCACTGTTCCGCATCTTCTATCACCCAAGCCTTCTCGATACCTGCCATTCTACGCTTAAGCATAACATATGACGGTGGTATCTCGCTGAGGTTTCTTGCCTCTGCGTAGTGTTGCGCTTCGATGACTGCCTCTGCCCAATACTCCGGTAACTTAATTGCTTTAGTTGCTTTCAGTTCAAGGATATAAACCTTGCCATTAGCAGTTACAACAATGTCACCTTCATCTTTAGCACCGGCTTTAGTTAAACGCTCAGCGGTTACGGCTTTAGTCCGTAACCACTTGAGCACAGATGTTTCAAAGAGTGAGCCTTTTCTCCCATTGGGATTAGCCACTTAATACCAGCCTTTGCGGTGATGGTGGGCAAGCGCTGAAGTAGGCGTTTTATACCTATGTTGGATGTATTTCAGCCCTGCTTCAACCTGTTCCGATATGGATAGATGCTCAGGTAAATCAAGAATCTGAGGAATTCCATAAGCAGTTGACTTAGGGTTATCTGCTTTGTAATCCCAACGAGATTCTTTATTCCAAAGAGTAAGTAATGCTTTCCATTCTTTCTTACTCCAACCTAATTGTTTAACACGTTGTCTTCCATAGTCTTTAGCAATTTGTTTCATGTAAGCCATCGACTGTTGCTTAGCCATGCAGAATTTAACCTGCATAAAAGTTGGGGCTTTCATCAGTGACGCAACCGCATTTTGCGGCGACATAACCGCAAAGACTACAATACATGCTACCCATACTTTCCAGTTTTCTATTTTCATAATCTCTCCTCTGTGGGGGCTGTTGCTTTGGAACCACAAACAGCACACTCCATATCAGTAAAGTAAGAACTTATCGTATCACTATCCTGGTCCCACTCGACCAGTAACTTCCATAAAAAAGACCCGCAAGGACAAACCTTGGTAGGTTCACCCCGCAGGTCCATGCTTTCTTTATAGTCTGGTTGTAATTCCCAGATATCTTTACTCGTCATCTTCTTCATTCCAATCGTCGCCATCAGTAGGCGACCAATCGGGAATGACTTGAGGAATTAATTCTCTCTTATCCATTTTATATCCTTTCGGGTATATCGGCTACTTCCATTACTTCAGGGTTGAATGTTAGCCAAAAAGAAGTATCTCCTGATGGGTCTGCTTTGCCATAGCGGTTCTTAACCGCAGCAACAGCAATATAACCAGGAGCATTAGAGCCTACTGTGCAAATTAAAGCAGGTAGTTGTGCCACCATACCTTGTAGTGCAGAGCGTGGCTGACAAGGATTTCCGACATATGATTCCTTAGTGTGATGGAGGATTAGAACTGCAGCATTAGTATCTCGTGCTAAGTATTTAAGTTCTTTAATATTAGAACGCATACTACCGAATTCATCACCACTATCACCAGCAATATCCATAAGGTTATCTACAACGATTAGCGTTGGAGGACAACCCCATAGTTCTTCAAAAGCAGATACTTCCATATCCAAATCAGCAAGAGTAGGTGCTGACTCAAATGACCAGAAGATATGCCCCGAACTTTCATTAATAATTCTACGTGAATCTTCAACAGATTCTATAAGTGCTTTCTCAGCCACACTTTGTGCTTGCCCAGTTATCATAGATAGCAGGCGCATAGCCATTGTATGAGCATTAGTGTCTGCGCTAATATAAAGAGTTGGAACCTTAGACCGTAAGGCAATCGCAAGGGCAAGCGTTGACTTGCCTGCCCCTGGAGTGCCAGCAATCATAGACACTTCTGCTCTGCGTATAACAATTTTGTTAACCTCGAAAGAGCGGAACACGTGTGGAATTGGTTCTCCACCTATGTCCTTACTTCCGACTGCACGAGCAAGAGTTCTCATTGGTTAGAAACTGTTCCAATCTGCATCATGACGACGAACCCATACAGGCTCGCATTGGTCAGGTGTTCCCTTAGGAGAAGGACACATATATGCCTTCCAAGGACCCTTAGCCCCTGCGCCGGTGCGCTTGGTCATTGAGCCGTGCTTACATTGCTTGTCGGTAGGTCCAGTGCTTGGCGTAAATGTTTGTGTTGGACCTGCTGGTGAAGCGCCAAGACCCGCTGCTAGGTTAGCAACTGCTCCTTCAAAGTTCGATGGTTGGGCATACGTTGATAACGCTGCACCTTCCAATGAACCAGCCATTGTATTCAATACATTACTAGCACCTGCTTCGCCTAAAGCGGCTTGTAGGTTTGCTACGAATGCATCGTAGGTATCTCCAGCAATAAGAAAGATGCGACCATCGTTCATCTTGCTGCTTACTTGGTATGTGGCATTAGCCATTTACTTGCTCCGTTTCTGTGTGTCTTCCGTTCATCCATTTGCAATACGATATTACACCACAACGACCACAATTGCTCAAGTTAGGTAGAAAGATTTCTGCCTTACGAGCCTTGTCAAATGTGGTTAGCATTTCTTCAATCTTCTCAGGTCCTAAGTGTTCAATAGACCATAGTGAGATATGCCCAGTCCGAGCATCCCAGTATCCAGCCTTGTCAATCATTACGCCTTGCTTCTGTAAAGCCCAGGCATAGATAGCAAGTTGAAGAGGATGGCGTTGAGCAGATGCTCCAGTTTTGATATCTAGTAGAACTAACTTGCCATCAGAACCATCAACCATAACTCGGTCAATAGCCATCTTGATAGTAGTATCTCCTACTGGAATCTCATATTCTTTTTCAATGAAGTCTTCATAGACCTTCCAACCATTGTCAGGGTTAGTAAAATTAATCCAGCGTTCAAACATCCAGAGACCTTCGCCATACCACCAAGAAATATCTTCCCTCTTGGCATATTGCCAATCAGACATATCTCCATTGGCTGCTTCGTCTTCTTCGACTTGAGTGAACCAAACTTCATTCCAAAGTTCAACTGGTCCTGAGGTAACGCCATAGGAACCCTTGTCCCAACGTTCTGTAGCCTTATGAACGGCTGACCCTCCTGTAAACCAAACCGCATGTTTTTCAGGAACGCCTTGTAACTTGGTCAGGTTGTATTTCCAACCGCATTCCAACCAAGTATTCAATGATGAGTAACTTATATGTTTAGGTAATTTATCTATGTTTATATTCATAAAAGAACTATACCATACCTAGCACGCCTTCTCGGCGTGTCCCGACGGTAACGGCATTTCTTATGCCTGAATCCCGATTTTAAGAAATGCCCCCCCTCCCCCCATAAAATTTATGGTGGTTCAGGGAGGTCAGGAACTGGCTATGCCGTCATCCGTCATTTGAAGTTTCTGCCCCACGATTGCTCGCCCAAGAACTGTAACATATGTGATATGATTCTGCTGATGAAAAAGGAGGGGCATCGTGCCTAAATATGATTTCTTATGTAGCGCCTGTGGGATGACCGTAGAGTATGAAAAAGCCTATGGTGATGACAGCCTACCAATCTGTTGCCAGAGCGGAAGTATGACACGTCTTTGGACAACAACACCTGTCCATTTCAAGGGTTCAGGCTACTATTCAACGGATAACAAGAAATGAAGCATCTAGCAGGACCCAATGGGGATGAGACTTGGTGCGAAGATACTGAGTCATACAAGATTTGGTGGTCAGGACTCTGTGTTCACAACAAAACCGGACACTGTTACTTCATAAAGTGTCGCACCTGCGACGCTGATGTGGAGCGAGACAGAGGAATTGTCCTCCAATAAACCACAAAAAGACCCTCCGACCTAGTATAGATACTAAGTTAGAGGGTCTAATTGCTTTAAATCAGCCTTTAAAGGCGTTTAAATGGCATCCTGGGCTGTCTTACTGCCCCGGCCAAACTGTGGTGAAGAGGCATCAAGAGCCTTGAGGATTGGTCCGATGAGACCAGCAAGGAATGCAGTTGCCAAAGTCTTTGGGTCATGCTGTCCAGCCATGTAAAGCGCAGCCACTGAGGCTGCTGCTGCACGAAGGTAAGACAACCCGATTTGCTTTAGTTTTTCTGTGTTCATTTTATCTCCTTTGATTCTGCTTTGAAAGCAGGTCTTCCGAAGCCTACCACAAAAGGTAGCAAGCCGCGCTTGTTCTTAGCCTTGTAAGCACGTGTCTTAATAGCCACTTCGCCTCCGTTGGCTTCGCTCTTGCTTTTCTTTTTATCTCCTGCGGTGTTGCCTTCGATGGTGGTGATTGTTCCATCACCGTTGTCCTTTAGGACAATTCCAACGTGCTCAACTGCTGCTCCACCTTTAACAAAGTCAAAGAACACAATGTCTCCTGGTTTAGGCTTTGCAGTTTCAGCAGCGCTCCAAGCACCAGTTCCCTGAAATCCTGCTTTACCAGCAGGGGTATAGACGCAGTTAGGAAGTTTGAGTTTCACTTCGTTAGCCACCCACATTACGAACGAACCACACCAAGGTTGGAAGTTCGCCTTTGTGAACTTGCCATACTTGGTCTCGTTGTCTTTAGGTCCTTCTACAGTTCCTACTTCGCCTTCGGCTACTTTAAGGAAGTCTTCTTTTTGTCCCATGTTAGTCCTTCTTCGCTCGTTTATCTACTGAAGCAAAAGCCTCGTTAATCTCAGCCGCGGTAAGTTTCCCATCATCTAGGAAAGCACGGGCTAGTTTTTCGACGACTGTTGCTACGCCTAATGTTCCAGCCAGGATTACTGCCTTGGCTGTGCTGATACCGACAACTGCGCCAGCACCAATAACTGAAAGACCTGAGGCAGCAAATACTGCCACGATTCTCATAAAGATGTTCTTAAAGTTTTTCATTCTTTATCCTTTGGGTTACGTAACCAATAGGTTGCAGACCACATAACCATCGTAAATACAATGGCGTAACCAACAACTGTTTTTGCTGAGCCGTCAAGGACAACCCAAGCCACGAACATTCCAAGTAAGGTCCAAGCCTGACTTAGGAAATCCGATAACCAATGTTTCATTAGTGATTTCTCCTATACGCTACGGTCCCCACCGATGCTGCTGCAGCCAAAGCGGACTGTGTGGCTATGCCACCCACGATTACTGCTGCAACAATTGTTTTTTCTGATTCTGCACGTTCTTCTTCTGACATATCAGCGCCAATGCTTCCTAAGGCTAGGAGGGCTTGGGCTGGGTCAGTAAAGATTGCGTTCAATAATTCTGCTGGACTTTCTAGCACTGTAAGTGCTGCTGCCACTTCAGCAGTAATAATTACTTGGTTTCCATTAGCATCTACACGAACTTCAACCGGTGTCTCAGGTGGTAGGTCAGCATAAGTAAGCCCTGCTTCTGCTATTGCTTCTGCAGTTACTGCTTCACCTTCTGCTGCTTCTATCAAAGCCTCAGCGACTAATTCTTTTTCTTCCTCAGTAGAGTTTTCATCTGCCACTAAAGGTGCTTCTTCTTCCACGGCAGGAGGTTCTTCCTCTACCGGTGGTAGTTCTTCAGCCTCTACCGGTGGTTCCTCTGCTTCTACAGGAGGTTCCTCAACAGGCACAGGAGGCTCTTCTACAGGCTCAGGTTCTACTACTGGAGGTTCAGGTTCCACCACGGGTGGTTCTGGCTCCACAACCGGAGGTTCTGGTGCTACAATTGGTTCCTCTACAACAGGTTCAGGAATTGGAGAAGGTAATGGTTGAGGTAACGGTTGTTCTACTGGCACTGGTTGGGGCTCTGGTTCTGGGTTACTCTCTGGGGTTGACTCATCAACTGGAGTTGGTTCAGGAACTGGAGAAGGAGTTGGCTCTGGTTCAACTGGAACAGGTTCGGGTTCAGGCACGATTGGCAAAGGATTTGGCGTGGGATTTACCGCAGGAGAACCAAAAGCCGAAGACGGAATAATCTCCCATTGGTAGTTAACTTCCCACCAAGTTTGTAGCCAAGCACCGCCACCATTTTCATAATACCAAAGTGTTAATTCGTATGGTGTATTTGCAGTAAATTGTTGGGGTTCACTAACGGAACCTCCGCCACCTTTATCAAACCAGTCATCAATAATTAAATGATTGTTAATATAAAGGCGAACTCCATCATCAGCCTGTGCCATAAATAGCACATTAGAATCCTCGAGTGTTGAGATTACCCCTTGGTATTTAACAATGAAATCTTCTGTAATTCCACCTAGTGGTTCAGAATCAAAGTCGTGAACAAGGTCATCAGTTGTTCCTTCGTATATAGGAACTGCACCTTCAGGTAATTCCGGTGCGTTGTTCTGACCTAGAACATCATAGACTTCTACTGTTAAATCACCACTAGCCTTTGCCAAAGTTGGCACAAAGAGTAAACTGGTAAATGTTAAAAATAATACTACTAGTAGGCGGTTATTCTTTCTCGCAAAGAAGGATATAAATTTGGTCAACGCGGGTTTCCAATCGATTCACTTGGTCTTTAACGGAACTGCCCCCATTTATTTTAAGTTCACTTAGATAATGCTTTACAAGCCATCTAACTGAACCTACAAAACTTGCTACTATAGTTGTTACTGCGACTGCCAACCCAGCCCATTCCATTGCTGTCATTATAAAACCGTTCTGATAGTGATTGTTAGAAGACCACCAAAACCGCTGTAACGGTCACTAGGAGGGGTTTTGCGACTAAATGTAATGTTCTCGATTAGACCTTGAACACGCTCTCCAGTTGTAAAATCTTGAATGTTAACGATGTCACCATTGGCTTCGATTTCTTCAAGCAGTTGTATACGCTCCCACGCACGGCCTTCATAACCCGCCATTACTTTATATCTATCGCTTTCCACGTCAAAACACCATACCGGGAACTGAATCAACCGTTGGCGCTTAGTTGCTGGAAGTGCTTTTACTTGATAACCCTTAAATACAGGGCCTAGGGTGTTATTGCTTGCGCTACGTGAGAGCGTAAATTTATATGATATGAATTCTTGAGGACCTTCAGGCTGAGTTGTTGCTGCTTCAGGATTACCTGCGTTAATATTATAAGTCATAACATTGTAACTATTATTTAAGTCATCAATAGATTGAATATCCATAGCACCATTAGCAAATAAACCACGACCACGAATAAACTTAAAGTTTTTAGGCTCTAGAGTCCCATAGCGAATAGCACCAGTTTGTAGATAGCCAGTAGATACTAAGTTAGTTGGGTGCTCTAGGTAGATATGCCCAACCTTATTTGCTTTTGCTGCTGCAGATGTTACTGCAGTTGAAGCAATATTGGTGTTAGTTCTGGCATAAGTAAAGGTAGTTGTAGTTGGAACGCTAGCAATTGTATATTCAGCAGTTGTGCTATCAAATGGAGAGCCAACGCCTTCTACCCATACCTTGTCGCCAACTACTAAACCGTGAGCAGTTTGAGTAGTTAATGTGGCAACGTTTGAAGTCAGTTGCTTGTTGGTTACGTTAGTTCCTGCTGTTGCAGAAGAAATTGAATAAGCAAGACGGTTAGTGTTGCCAATAAAACTAACAGAAGTTGTTATATAGTTAACATCGTGCGTTGCTTGCAAGTCATTTGCATAAGCAAATCTTAGAGGTTCACCTTCAATAGATGCACTTAAATCAATTCTAGTAAGACCTGAATATAGATTACCAACACCTGTTGCAGCCCATACAAAACGGTCACGGGCAGCAAAATCATAAACGGCTTGAGTGTTATCTTCCGCAATCAATGGACCATAACTTAGGCTTCCGTCTTGGTCGTTAATCTCGGCTACTCTAACGCCACGGTTAGTTCCTATAAGCATATATCCAAGATAATAAAATATTCTATGAACTACTTCGCCGGCTGGAAATTCAGCAGCAACAGAAGCAGAACTGAGAACCGGCATATTACCGGTAGAGGTTACAAGAGTATACTTTTGGATAGTTGAATAAAGCCCAGAGATACCAGATGTGTAGATAGCAGGACCTGATGCAGCAATACTTGTGTATACATAATTTGTATTAGGGTTAGTATAGACAGGGCTTGGTAAAGATGTAGCATTAGGTGCTATTTCATATACCGCGTTATTAACACATAGAACAATGCGGTCTTTAACAAATTCCATAACTGCTGTTGTAATAAGAACACCTGTTGCAGTGAACATAGTTGTTTCGTCTGCTGTGCTTGCTGATGAGCCAGACAATGGCTTTTTAAATAGATGCATTTTGTTAGCACCACCGGCAACAGCATTTGTAACCCAATAAGCATTTACGCCATCGTCACATATAGCATATACGGCTTCTGCTGACCCGGCGTTATAGTCAATGTAGTTGGTCAGAGCGCCATCACTATCAATTTTATCAACATCAAACTCATCGTGAAGCAATACACCTTGATAGGTTACTCCTGATGTAGTCCATTTAATTGAACGTAGGTGTTGCTTTGGTCTACTATTGGCATCTAAGTAACCTGTAGTAATATGAGTCTGAGTTGTATCTTTTAATAATGTAGCCTGTCCTTTTGTCCATACGTTGATACCTTGAGAGTCAAGATAGCGGTAAGGGATAGTTTCACCTGCAGAAGGGTCATAGAACTTAATTCCAGCGCCACCGTGAAATGATGACTGAGAACGAATCCACCAACCAGTTAGTGATTGCTCGCCGGGTTCTTTAGAACTATCAAACTGGTCTTTACGGTATGGAGCAGTTCCTCTACCGTAAGGGTTAGCGTCAGTTGGAGCGAGGATAAATGGAAGTCCACCAATTGCTACATCGTAGTTTTCGGCAGTATTATTCCATAAACCACTTGTTGCAGGGTTACCAATGTTTAACGGGATATCCTCGGTAATATCTTGACCTGCCACGTATGCTCCTTAAATTATTGATGCTTCTATTTCGTCTACTGAATCGTCAATAGTTCGTTGTATATCTGAGGTTTCGTATATCAATTATTCAGTAATCGCAGCAACTTCTGCGCCAGATAATCCTAGTGCAGCCAATTTTGCCTGCGCTGCTAACTTAGCGTCAGCCTTTGCTGCCTCTTCTGCTTCACGTGCAGCACGGTCAGTTGCTGCTTGAGCAGCCATCTGGTCACGTTCTGCAATCTCTGCAGGAGTTAGGTCTACATATTCGTGTGTGCCTTTGGCAATGTCCACGATTAGTTTCTTAGGTGTATCAGTCATTTACGATAGCCTTCCAATCGGTAGTAGTTTCGTCCCATACATACATAACGCCGTCAGTTGGATAAGCAACTGGTGCTTCCCATTGACAGATATCTTCATTTAATACCCAAGATGGGTATGGCTTAGGTGCAATGAAAGCATCACGGGTGTCATCGTATTGATAACCAATACCTGCAAAGTTCTTTCTGATATTGCCATTGTAACTTGTCTTTACCCAAGTTCCGCCTAGCGAATTCATAAAGGATTCGCCTTCATCTGCTTCGTTGTTGTTGCCAACTAGCACTCTAAGAACAATTTTGTTCTCGTCTATCTCTGCCCAATGTGACATTGTTTCTCCTTTACGCTATTGGGTAACGAATAATTACTACACCTGAACCGCCATTACCGCCACCTCTGTTATTAGGGTTGCTAGGGTCAACGGCACCCGCACCACCACCTCCACCAGTATTTGCAGTTCCAGCAGTTCCAGCAGTCAAAGCAGCACCACCAGCACCACCTCCACCTGCTCCGCCAGCACCGCTAGTAGGAGAATTGTAAAGTGCAGTTGCACCACCGCCTCCGCCACGCATTACTGAAGTTCCAGTTATAGATGAAGCCAAGCCAGCACCGCCAGCACCAGCAACAGAACCACTAGATGCACCACCTGCTGCGCCCGCTCCACCGCCACCACCACCTATGTAAACTGGATTGCTTGCATAACCTACTCCACCTACATAGCCTTCAACTGGTGAATAAGAACCTGTATTTCCAGCACCTCCTGCGGCACCAGGTGAGCCACCACCACCTGAACCACCAGCAGCGCCTGCGCCACTGTTAGGACCTGCTCCACCGCCACCACCGCCACCGCCAGATGTTGTGATAGAACTAAAAATTGATGATGTTCCATTAGCAGCAGTTGGGGGATTTCCATTTTGTGCAGCACCACCTGCACCACCTGAACCTACAGTTACAGAGTAAGGAATTGCGGTTACAGATAAAGGAGTTCCACCAATAGTAGTGCGATAACCACCAGCACCACCTCCAGCATAACCTGCGTTACCACCTCCACCACCAGCAATTACAAGTGCATCACAAGTCAATGCCTTGGCAGGAGTAAATGTTCCTGACGACAAGAAGGTATGAATCCAGTATGTGCCATCGTTGGTGATGATATCTCCACCGCTAGCAAACGGAGCAATGACTGGAGTTGTGCCGACTGCTGCTAGTCCGTATAGGTAGAAGGTTGAGTTGGCAACAAAGTTTGTTCCTGAGTTTGTTGTAAAAGTTAATGTATGTATTGCTGCGGTATCTGTGCAAAGCCACGCTGTCATTTGAGCAAAAGCGGCAGTTGCGTTGTTCTCTTGCACTGATTCGCAACTTGCTGATTTAGCAGTTGAGCCAGCATAGTTTGGAATGTAAACCTCTAAACTTCCAAAAGTATTTGCGGTATCTGTAGACTGCGATACTCTGCCAACATACAATGCAGTTGGGGCAACATTAGAATACTGTCCATAATCAGAAGCACTGCCAGTTCCGCCTAATTCTTTAGAAGAATAAACAGAAGTTGTAGTGGAATTTAATTTAAGAGAAACAATAGCAACTGAACCAGTTGCTCTATCTGTTCTTAAAGAGCCAACAACTTTCAAATCGGTATATCCAGTTTGAGGTATGTTAGAAAAAACAACAGAGGCAGCACTAGCACCAAGGGTTACTTCACCTAGTAATACATAATTTGCTGGCATATTATCTCCTAGTTCGCATATCTAATAATGACAATACCTGAGCCGCCTGCAGCGCCGTTCAAATTGTTTGCTCCACCTGCGCCACCGCCAGTATTGACTGTTCCAACATTGTTTCCAGTTCCACCGCCACCTAGACCACCTGCGCCGTTGGCTGATAAACCTGAACCACCACCACCGCCAGCATAGTAATAAGTTCCACTTGAATTTTGTCCAGTTCCAGTAGTAGAACCCCAAGATGAATAAGCAGATGAACCTGCGCCACCTGCGCCACCATTATTTGTAGATGGTGCGTTAGAACCAACAGCAGTAGCACCGCCACCACCACCAGAACCTCTACTATTAACACCATTACCACCAGCAAAACCTTCTACTGGAGAATAAGAACCTGAGTTACCTGCTCCGCCAGTTCTTGAATAACTGTTTCCATCACCGGTTCCACCGCCACCACCAGAGCCACCTGATGAACCAATACTTGTTCCGCTATTGTTATATGATGAACCGCCACCGCCACCTGATGCGGTTATAGTTGTAAATCCTGAGCCAGCAATAGAGGAATTAATACCGTTTGTAGCATTAGTTCCATCAGCAGTAGCACCTGACCCACCGCTACCAACAGTAATTGTGTAGGCAGTAGTAGTCATAGATTGAGAAGTTAAACCTCTTAGACCTCCAGCACCGCCGCCACCGCCAGTTCTGCCTGAGCCACCACCACCTGCAATGACCAGCACATCAGCAGTCAATGATTGTTGTGGAGCGAATGTGCCTGATGCACCAAAGGTGTGATAAGTATAAGTAGCATCTTGTGTGATTGTTCCACCAAATGCTTTAGGTGCGCCGATGTTGCTGTTGGCTATGCCATACAGAGTAAAGGTTGAGCCAACGACAAAATTTGCGCCTGCTTCGTTACCAATAGTTATAGTTGTTATTGCTTGAGGTGTTGCTCTCCATAAACCAACATAAGCAATAACTAAACCATCAGAATTTCCTCGGCTAATAACTGTTTTATTAGTGGTTGTGTTTGCGTAATTCATTATATGTGTTATGCCGTTACCCCAGTTAGAAGCATTTGAGCGCCCTGCTACCATAAAAGGATAGTTAGCATGCCTTGAAGCAATAGCGGAAGAACCATCACCGTAAAAAAAAGTAGCAGAATAATTAGTTCCAGACGGAGATGTATCTGTATTAAATTGCAAAGTTATTCCACCATCAAGACCTGATGCGTTTTTTGTGTTTGAAATTAAAACTAAATCAGTATAAGTTTGTGGAATAGAATTAAATACTACCGAAGTAGTAGCAGAGGTAAGCGTTTTAGTATCTAATGCTACATAAGTATTAGTTGCCATTTATGCTTTCACCCCGTAAAGTGCGAATTGAGAATATTGAGAATAGTTCCCGTTAATAGTAATTGATGTAATTGGATCAGTTTTTAACCAAGCGCCAGACCAATACCATAACTGTCCAGTTCCGTTTCCATCCCAACCACTTAAACTTTTAAGTGTTTTATTTTTGTTAGGGTTTGTATAATCAGGAATATCAATTACACCACCGCCAAATCGATTGGCTCCAGAAGAAGCGCCTGGCCTTCTTGAAAAGAAAATTACGTTAGCCCCAACTCCAACTATTGCACTTTGAACTCCGCCACTGCCTGCCGAGGAAAGATAGTGGGTTACATAACTTCCAGTTGTATCTCCATTAAAGGTTCCAACAACATTGTCATCTGTTGTAGCATCCGAAGAACGATGTATCATTCTTAATTGCAAATGGCTATAACCAGTCTGTGGAATGCCAGCAAAGGTGATACTAGATAGTCCACCGCTAGGAACGGTTACTGTGCCAAGTGCATCGTAATTACCAGCAAGTTCAAAAGTAGATAATTTGCCTGTTATTTGAGAGGCAATAGTTCCAAGAATTGGCATTAGGCGATATCTCCTATTACATACCAGAGGTCGGTGTCTGCTTTAATTGCAGTAGCCATACTATAGCGAGCACGTATTTTTGGCGCAGCAGTAGCAGTAGCATTTGATTGAATAGTTGTAGTGCCACTTGTTACTGCTTGAATAGTTGTTTGACCTGCGCCAATTTGAAGAATATTTATTTGAGTGCCAACTGGGAAAGCAACAGAAGCATTTGTTGGGATAGAGAAAGTATTTGCAGATGCGTTGTTCATCGTTACTACTTGGCTATTGTTTGCCAAGACAGCGGTATAAGAAGCAGTTTCAGGGTCAAAACCAAGATTGATTTTTGCATCAGTCAATGTTTTGTTAGTTAGCGTTTCAGTTCCGGTTAGTGTTGCTAAAGTTACTGAACCAGTTGGAAGTGTAACTGTTCCGCTATTACTGATAGTAGAAATAACAGGAGTGGTTAACGTCTTGTTAGTTAGTGTCTGGCTACCAGTTAAGGTGGCAACAGTTGAGTCAATACTAAGCGTAGCGGTTCCGCTTGTGGCTGTGCCAGACAGACCTGTGCTGGCTGTCACCCCAGTAATATCTGCTAAGGCATTGTCCGCATTAGTTCTAGCGCGGGTCATTAGGCTATATCTCCAATCACTAAGAAAGTATTACTTGCTGTGCAAATTGCGGTAGCAGTTCCATATCGTGCTCTTATTTTAGGAGCAGTAGCAGTAGCACCAGTTGAGTTAATAGTTACACCAGCACCTTGTGCGAAGGTAACTTGACCTGCGCCAAGTTGAGCAAAGTGTATTTGTTGTCCTGCGGTATACACGGAAGGTGGAAGGGTTAATGTTATTGCTGACGCATTTGTAAGTGTAACAAGTTTGTTTCTATCTCCAGCCACTGTGGTATATGTAGTGCCAGTCTGGTCATTTAGAGTTAGGTCTAATGTTGATACAGCAGCAGCCCACTTTAACCCAGTAGTTTGAGCACTGTCAGCAGTTAAGACAAAATCATTAGTTCCTGCTGCTAGTCTGCCAATTGTGTCGTTAGCAGTTCCAACAAGTAAGTCACCCTTAGCATCTATCGTTGTTGCTACAACAGCATTAGAAACACTGTATGGTGTCCAAGATAAAACTTCTACAATGTCATTCGCTGCAAGAGCAGTTATACCTGTAATGCTTGAACCAGTAGAGGCTGTGTAGTCTCCACCTCTTGATTGCAATACACCGTTTATGTAAAGTTGTTCGTATCCTACTGTGTAAGATAGTGATACTGAATTATCATCTGCGCCGTTAAGTGTGGTTTCACCACCTGCTGCAGTTTTGCTCCAGCGAGTAGATGTAACGGCTGATGTAATATTTCCCCAAGAGGATGCTACGGCATTCCATACTTGCATAGCACCAGTAGTTGTATTCCAATAAAGAGCACCAGCAACTAAAGCATTTCCATCATTATCTACAGATGGAGCAGATGACTTAGCGCCTAAGTATCTATCATCAAATGAATCGTATGAAGCAGCAGCAGCAGTAGCACTGGCTGCAGCAGCAGCAGCGTCTGCGCTTACAGCACTTCCAACTGCATCTACATAAGCCTTTGTAGCAGCGTGTAGGTTAGATGAAGGAGCACCTGAAAGAGTCAAGGCTCCAGTCATTGTAGAACCTGACTTAAGGACTACTGTGTCTGAGAAGTTGGCTGTGTCAGCAAGGGCTGCAGCAATCTCATCAAGAGTATCAAGAGTAGATGGAGCACCAGCAATAAGGTTGCTGATAGATGTATCTACATAAAGTTTAGTTGAGGCATCTGCGTTAGCAGTTGGTGTTGCAAGGTTGGTAATCTTTTGGCTATTAACAGATACTGAACCAGTAGGTGCAGCCATTTGGTCTAGACGAGATGTGCGAACCTGTGTATCAAAGTCTGATACGGTTGATGCTAGTTGAGTGCCAGTATGATTAGCGCGAGCATAAGGGTCAGTAACCATCTTGGCAGCAGTAATAGTTCCATCGGCTATATCAGCAGCAACAATTGTTCCGTTTGATATATCGGCAGATGTAATAGTTCCTGCAAGGTTTAACTTGCTATATGAAATAGCAGCAGATGCATTAATATCTGCGTTAACAATAGCACCAGTAGCAATAGAGGTAGTTAAGTTTACGTTACCAGAACCATTAAATGATACGGCTGAGGCCTCTACATCTCCAAGTAATTGAAAGTTACGGGCTGTTTGCAAAGTAGTTGCAGTAGCAGCATTTCCTGTTGCACTGCCTGCAGTTCCAGATACGTTACCAGTTACGTTACCAGTAAGGTTACCTGTAAATGTTCCAGCAATCGCACCTGTGCCAGTAATGGTTGGGCTAGAAATAGTTGGACTAGTTCCAAATACTAAAGAACCTGTTCCTGTTTCATCAGAGATGATACCGCGAAGTTCAGCGGATGTTGTTGATGCATGTTGAGTTAGGTTCCCGTTGTCGTGAGTATTGGCTTCACGGAAATCACGGCTGATAGCCATGTGGCGAACCTTGGCTCCTGGTGAGTGAGCAATAGCGGTAGAAGAATCAATGTTACGTTGAATAGTTAATGTTAGGCTGCCAGTCGAACTGGGAGAGACAACATCTACAATTTCTTCAAGGGCTGTATCTGGGTCAATGACTACAGTAAAAGTTTCACCGGCAGCAATGGTAATACCAGTAAGAAGCGCCGTAGAGGAGGCAACCACCATAGTAGAAGCACTAGAAGATAGTGCTGCTGTAAGAGTAGTTTCTTGGGATATGGATGAGTAAAGACGAGTAGTCATTTATTAATACCTCGTGTAGTGTGGTCGGGATGGGTATTGGTCACGTAGTTTTTTGCTTTCTTCAGTAAGGCGTTGCTGGTATAGAGCAAGAAGGAAACGAGCAGTAGATGCACCAGAGCCGTATTGAATCTTGGTATCGGCTTGGTCTGCATCAGCAGATTGATAGTTCAAACGACCTGGGTCAATAAATGAGGCTAAGCGGTAAGCAGCGCCATAAACAATTACATCCTTGCAAGATGAAGGAAGTCCAGTTGTGGTCTCAAAGACATCTGAAACTGAAGATAGAAGTGCTGGCTTCTTAATGTAATAAACCTGAACAGTTCTACCAGGAATAATTTGACGGTCATAAACTGAGATAGTATTATTTGTAGCATATGTAGAAGCATTAGCAAGAGGGTCGTGGTTCCAGGACTTAACCGGTAGCCATTCTCCTGAAGGTCCAACATCTTGCCAAGATACATACAAGACTGACTCTACGTTTGCAGGAATTGAATAAGTTGTCTTTGCTGAGTTGAAAGCAAATGTGTGGGTTGCTACACCAAAGAGACTAGGGAAGGCTGCATCAATAGTGTCATTGATAGCCTTCTTGATTGTTGTGCGAGGAAATGTAGGAGCAATTGTTACCTTTGTGCCATTCGTATGAGCAGCAGCAGTAGAGCCTTGATATCCACGACCATAAGGTGGGACAGCAGCGGTTGAAGAAATACGGTCATAGGAATCAATCCATAATAGTTCTTCATCAATTTCTACCACGCCTTTACCAATATTAGAAGTATCTGCCAAGGGCAAAGAAACAACAGATGAGTTTATATCTGCAGTTAAATGGGTAGCCCTATCTTGACGCATTGTGTAACCAGCAAGGTTGGAGGCAACCTCATCAATAATGTTTCCATATGTGCTCGGCATTATTTAGCCTTTCTTTTCGCTGCTGCGTTATCTATTAAATTTGGGTAAGGTCTTCCGGCTGCTTTAGCACGGGCTTTAGCCTTGGACTTCTGCGCTGGTGTCAAAGGAGTAGATTTCTTCTTTGGATTCTTTGTATCCCAAAATGCTTTCTTCTTCACCATTTCACCTTATCTGCCCAGTATGCTGCAGACATTTTGCCTTTAGCGATATTTTTTGCGTGACGTGCTTTGAAAGATTTTTGGCGGGCAGTTGGTTGCCTATCGCCTGTAACGCCCTGTTGACCAAAGCGAATAGTCTTAACCTGGCTGCCTTCTTTAGCGACAACAACGTGGCTCTTCTTTGGATGGCTAGGTGTGCGCTTAGGCTTATTAAAACCTGACACTCCTGCTCGCTTTAGTCTTGGGTCTTGCATTATTTCCTGCTCTCGCTATCTTGAAGTATTTGGATATCTGCCAGTTTTTATACGAATGGCTTCTTTTAATTCTTGAGCGGTTTTAGGCTTTTTGCCATTAAGTGTTACAGGAGTTTTACCAGTAAGCATATCTTGGATTTGCTTATCATTAAACTTAGGCATTGGTGTAGCCTTAGGCTTAGCCTTAGACGCAACCTTGGCTGCTGGTCCCATACCTGGCATCTTAGGGGCAATCTTCTTAGAGATTGGCTTAGGAGTTTGTGTTGACTTCTTCATTACTTCTTCTTGCCCATCTTCTTCATAGGCTTAACAACCATCTTCTTGCCAGTCTTCTTGGCTTCCTTCTTTGCCATTGCCATACCTTTTGCTGTGTATGAGAATTCTTTCATTCCTACTTTTGGCATTATTTGCTTCCCATCTTTTTTGTAGTAGCCTTCTTAGCGGTTTTCTTTTTTGTTCCAAATAGTCCACCAGATGCTGAACCATATTCCATCTTGCGTTCTTTCTTGCTTTCGCCTTTTTCGTGCTTCATCTTTGATTTCTTGCTTGAATACTTTTCGCCCATTTTAGACATTATAGTTGCCCCAATTCTTTTAGTGTTGATACGGATTTATTATTTATGACTTTGCTATCTATCATTGTATCTGCATGGTAAGCCTTGCCCATAGCCTCTGAGGCTCTGTGCGCTTCTCTGATTGCTTTCATGCTTGTTCCTGCTGGTTGAATGCCTTGCTTGCGAGCAGAGGCGTAAGCATCCAATTCCTTGTCCCACTCTTTGTTAGTCATACGGCTACCATTACTAGCCTTCGCATCACCGGTATTAATTTGTAGTCCTAAAGCCTTACATCCAAAACAGTCATCTTCAGGAACTGGATGATATTCCCAATGCTTCATACAGTAGTCACCGTATATCCTGCAGCCTCTAAACTGGCTTTCTCCGCAAGGTTAACCTCATAGGTTATGCCTCCAAGGTAAAAGGCTTCAGAAGCCTCTATTTCCTCGCTAGACGGGCTTTGCAGTTCGCGGTATACTCCGTCTTCCTTAATCACTGATACACCCTTAGTGAGCCTGTAACGGCTGAATAACGGCCCGTCAGCAAGTGGTCCCTCACTTACTGTAGGTGTTGTAAAATAATATGCCATGCGCTCCCCTTAGAAGAGGAAGGGGCGGCATAACCGCCCCAACCAATTAGTTACTATTTATGCACGAACTGACGAAGCAGTTTCAATGCGATATAGAGCATCTTGACGATATACAGCCCAGTTGATGATACCGTGCCAGCCGACAGGGCGGAAGCGGTTCAACTTGTCTGAGATGTTACCAAACTCAATGCCTGGTTCCTTCCATACTGCTTCAGCAAGTGCTTGCTGTCCCAATACGTAGGTGTTGTAAACACGTGCCTTTGGAGTCACTGTAAGTGTGTTTGTTCCAACAGTTCCTGAGTTAGCAACAGACACTGTGAATGTAGTGTTTGTAGCGCCAACATCGATTGCTGTAATCAAAGCACCTGAACCTACGTTGGTTCCGCTGATAGCGTCTCCAACCTCAGCAAGACCACCGAAAGCAGCATTTGCTGCAACGATTGTGAATGCACCTGAAGCACCGCTTACTGCAGGAGCAGTAGCAAGTGCTGTTAGGGCTCCACCTGAGATTGTATTTGTCATACGTGGTGTTTCGATGAAACGAACACCTTCCCATGCGCCAACTTCGCCAGCCATTAGATTACCGTAGTTTTGGTATTCGTTAGGTGTGCGCCAGATGTTGTTGCCTGTTTCTGTGCGAAGGTCGTGTGAAACTTCTGGGTGGATGTATGAAACATACATTCCGCCACGAGTGTTAACATTTGCAGCGCGTAACTTTGTTACTGCGTAACGAATGTCGCGACCCTTGATTGTGTCTGATGAAACAATTGTTGACTTAGCAGCAGTTGTTGAAAGAGCACCAGCAGATTCACGGATAACGTTAGTTCCAGCATCTAGAACAGCGGATACGCCGTTGTCTAGTGTTGTTGCCATGTTGAACGCAACAGCGTTAGCAATCCAAGGGTCAACATCTGAAAGTGACATTAGTGATAGTTTACGTGTAGGGATTACTACACGACCAAGTTCTACCTGTGTGACATCAAGAGTTGTAGTTGCTGGAATAGCAACTACATCTGGGTCAACAGTCTCAGCGAGTGTTGCACCAGCAATTGTGGTGTCAGCAATATCGTTGTAGAATTGGAAACGGATTGAAGAACCGTCGTGGGTTGGAGAACCAATTTTCTTATCTGCAATAGCGCGGAATTGAGGAGTTGAACGAAGGTTTAATTCGATTAACTTATCATACGCCATTGTGACAAGATTGGAACCAACACCAGAGGTGGTAGTTGAGTAGATATCAGGCATTTGCTGACATCTCCTTTCTTGTTAGGGTTATGCGACGAACTAGAGGTTGCCGCTTAGTAAGGACATTATTTCTTCTTCTGAATTTGCAGCAGCAAGTTTGCGCTCAAGGTCATTAGAAGTTCCTGGCGATTCTAATCCAGTCAGAACATTGTCCATTTTCTTTAGAGAATCGATATCTTGATTATTGACAGACTTGGTTTCTTTAGATGGTATGCCGAACACGTCAGCATTGTTATCTAGCCAAGCAGCGATAGCATCTTCAGATGCCTCGATATCTGATGGAACGAATGCGGCGACTTTTGGATTAACGCCACGAGATGCCAAGGCATCTTTTAAAATCCGCTCTTTTTGGGCTTTGGTGAGTTCAGAATAGTTGGTTTCCAACTCCTTGGTTCGACGCTGTTCAGCCTTTAGGGCTTTACGTAGTTTCTTAACAAGGTCTGTGTCTGTGTCGAATTGGTTCTCGAAAGAGACATCATCTTCGTCTTCATCTTCCCATATGTTTTCGCGGTTGTTGCTCATTTGCAACCTCTCCCTTTATTAGTAGTTGTCGCACGCCTCAACAAAGAATGGGGATTCTCATTGGCTCGTGCTATCGGTATTTTACGCAAGTAGGTCCGATAGTCCCTACAAGGATTCTATATTTGTCCTGTTATATCGTCTCTGTATGAAGAGATTCTTGGTGAACGGATGTTTCCAGCAGAACCCTGGAAAGCACCGATTTCTTGTCCACCAACCACTGTAGCAGTTTCGTAGTCCACGCCCATAAACTCTTGTTGCTGAAGTCCACTTTGAACAGTTGCTGCGTTAGCGGCTTGTGCTCCTTGGTAGACTCCAGATAGTTTAACTGTTGGCATAATGTTACGAGCAATTGCTTGGTAGCCCTTTTCAGCAACAGAGGAAACTCCTGCTTCGTTGTAACCTTGAGCGGTTAAAGCAGCGGCTTGTTTCTTAGCAAATTCAGTATCAAGTTGAACTCCGCCTTCTTTAGCACGGCGAAGAGCCTCTACTCCAAATGCAGCAGAATTACGATTAAGTTCAAGTTGTTGCTGTCCTAGTTCTGGACTAGCAAAGAAGCCAGTTAAATCTGCTGCTGTTTTAATAAAACCCATTTTAGTAAGAGTATCAACGTAAACAGGGTCAGCGGTGATGCCTCTTAGGCGAGCCTGATTTAAATTGCTGTCAAGGTCAGAAACTTTAACGCTATTTTTTAAATACTTTTGTATAGATTCGTCAGTAGAATACAAAGATAAACTGCCATCTGTATCATATTTTTTGACTGTATCTCTTAATCCTAATACCCAAGGAACTAATATTGAAGGTGGTTTAGCAGATGAAAGTCCGTCATTAAACTTGCCAAAATCTGTGTAGTAAGGAGATATTATTTCCTGACCAGTCTTTTTAGACTTATAGGATTTAGTATTTAAAAATATATCAATCATATTATCTTCATCGTCAATACCATCATCTTGAAGAGCGGTGAAAAACGCTCCTGCTCTATTCGCAAGTGATTCTGGAATTCCTACCGCTTTTAACTTAGCAATCAAAATATAAATCTGATTAGTCAAGTCCTTACCAGCAGGTTTAGGAGTTACAATTGGAAACTGGTATCCAGCCATAGGTGCTGCAGGTTGCCCAGTAACTGGATTAACCATGGCAGAAGGTGAATACGGCAAAGCAGAACTTTGAGTTCCACCGAATATATCTGAAGAAGGGCTAGCATATTGTCGAACATAATCAAGAGTTGTAGAAGGAGCAGTGCCACCAAATGCTGTAGAGAATGGACTAGCCCAGGCTTCTGTTGCTTTACGTGCTGCTACATTTGCTTTATTTAAATCAGCCACTGATGTTGTTGGGTATGGTGTTGTTAATGGGCTTGCTTTTGGAGTTGCCTTTGGAGTTGCCTGCTTTTTAGCCGCCATTATTTAACACCACCCTGTAAGTTGAAAGCAGCGATAAGTTTATCGCCAATATTACTATAACTTGTAAATGCCTCTTCGCCTGCCTTCCAACGATTAGTTGACTGGACAAGCGACTTAAACTCATTGTTATCCATAAGTCTTGGTTTATTATCAGCGCCTTTATAATTAACGGCTGTCTTAACAAGGTCTTGGGCTTCCTTGTCATACTTAAGACTTTCAGCAGTAACTCCCCACTTAGTAGCAAGTGTGTTTCTGTAAACAGAGGCGTAGGTCTCTACGTTATCTCCGTTTAACAAAGCCTCACCGATGCTTGGATAGAATGCAGCAGCCTGCTTTCCAACAGTTTGCTTCACCTGTGCTACTTTTGTATTGTATACATTAGTGTCAGCAGTTCCGATAAGGTCTTTAACTACACCAGCAACTTGAGCAAACTCAGGCTCAGGCAAGAAGTTCTCTCTGTAAATTGTTCGTAGTTCGTCGTAAATTCTTTTGGTATCTCCACCAAGGTTAGTAGAATCCATCTTAAGATTCTTAACAAGATAACGGTTTAAGAAAGCATTTTGCTCTGACTCAGTAAATCCTTCACCAACTGTAATATCTCTGTTTAAACCCTTAGAGCGGTATGATGTTCCTTGAGCCTGTTGTTTTCTGGCTTCAGTATTCCATTGGTCTTTAAAACTTGTTATTTGCTTTTGAGTAGGGTATCTTCCGTAAGCCTTGTAGTATGCATTAGAAAGTTTATCAGAAGCGTCACCAACATCAAGCAGTTTTAAAGAAGTAGTTATAGTCTTTGTTACTGCGCCAGGACCGCCAGCAAGAAGTCCGTTTTGGGCTCTAAAGGCGTAGTCTTGAGCAAGTTGGAAATCTAAGTAAACGCCACCAGATTTTGCTTCTCTGTATGCTGTTCTAAGACCATTTAAATCAGAATCGTCTACTAAACCTAAAGGTCCAACACCCTTACTTCTTTTTGTCTGCCTTAATAAAACTTGAATTTCTTCCCACTTATTATTATATCCTTGGTCAGACTTTTGACCTCTCCAGGCAGCAATCTGCTTAGTAGACCAGTTGGCAAAAGCATTTGGATTATCTGCTACCGCATTTGCTTGGTATTCAAGAGAGGTAGGCAGAGCAACAGCAGCATTCATTTTTGCAAGTTCTTGGCTTGTAGCCTTTGGAGCATTCCCAAAAGAAGGTCCAGGAACATTGCCATCGTTTCTTCTAACTGAAATGTCTATATCTGGAGCAGTTGTTACCTTAGGGGTCTTAGGAACTGTTGTTCCTGTAGAAACTACTTTCCCCTTAGCATTTACAT